TAGCCGCAGAAAAAGAACATGGGACTAGATTAAATTTAAAACAATTAATGGAAGAAGTTGGTCAGGTATCTGGCCAAGTTAGAGCTCAGTTAGCAGCTAATCCTGAATTAATAATGGAAGCCGTAGCACAAGCTAAAGCTTTAGGAATGGCTTTAGAAGAAGTAGCGGCCGCAGCTGATTCTCTTTTAAATTTTGAAGATTCTATTTCAAATGAATTAGAAGCAGAACTATTATTAGGTAGACAACTTAATTTAGAAAGAGCCAGAGCAGCAGCATTAGCAG